ATCTAATGGAGTTACGAAGACTTTATCTTTAGTAACAAAGTTCCAGTGATTACCTGGGATTTGTTTAAGATCTTTATCTATCGAACAGATAATGTAACCAGTCATACTATCACAGGCAGTAGCTTCGATACCAATTAGATCATCAGCCTCATTGCCTTCAGAGATAATAGCATTCCATGATTCTACTAAGTAGTCACGACATGCTTGTAAGTGTACTGGTTTAGGTTTGTCTTTTCTGTTTGCTTTGTATTCAGGATAGATCTCATAACGATAGTTACCAGAGCCAGTGAGGAAGCATTTGTATTCATCGCTCTCTGTTTCTCGTAGTATATCTCTCATCATGACATCGACCCGAAGGACTGCAATGTCCTCCGGTTCATGCTCTGCACTAGCTGAACAGCGATAAGCTACTATATCACCATCAATGATAGCTAGCATTAATCGATATCAGGAAAGTCATCAGTTAGTGTGGCTAAGCTAGCTACTCCTGGTTCTTGCACTTGGCTTTTCCCGAACACGTAGTCTTCGAACACTTTGGCTGTTGCCAGAACATCATCGAGCTTAATAGACTTTGCACCCACTGATAAAACGTTAACGGCTGTACTGAGAGATGACTGACGAATGATGTAGACTTGACGGGCAGCTCTTTCTTCAGGCGTTTCGTAGGTTGATCTTGGGCTGGCTGTTGCTCCTGTTTTGCTACCTTGGCTGCTCGAACTAGACCCTTCGCTCTTTGTGGCTTCTGTGAATTCCCAGTAACCTTTGTCGTTTTTGTTGAGTTTGACATCAAATACTTCTCCTTTACTTGCTGCTGATAATGTTGCATATAACGCTTTGTTACCAAAGCTAACTACGTTTTTCTTTTCACTGCGACCTTCTTGATTGAGGTACTCAACAACTGCAATTTTATACTTACCTTTGTCTTGTACATCTACATTATTGATTGTGATTTGCATGTGTTTCCTTTACTTGTTTTAGATATTGTGAGTAGTACTCTACAGAGTCGTTCATATTAGGACCGACACTGCACTCACACTTTAATGGTATGTTTGGTTTAACTCCGAACATCCTATCGAAATTATCAGGCATGTCCGCAAAGCTAGACTCAAACAAATTAATAACAGTCTCTACGTTCTCCTTGGGTACATCAACCAAGATAGAGTCATGGATCGTTCCTATTAGCTTAGCTTCAATGTTTTGCTTTTTTAAGCGGTTGAAGAACGACACTCGTATTACTGCCATTATGTCATGACCAGTACCCTGAACAGGGTGATTAGTCAATGTAGTCCAAGGTAATACTAGATCACCTCGGTAGTTACGTTTCATTTCAAAGAACCACTCACGTCCTTGTGGTCCTACAACGGGCTTCCCTGCGGCGACCAACTTTGATAAGGATAGATGCCACTGATCTAGTCCGTTGTACTTCGTGAAGAACTTGTCTCCGATATCTTCCCAGAACCTTACTGATGAACTTGTAGAAGCGAACTCTGGATCTTTTGAAAACGCATAAGCAGAACCCCGATAAATTGTTCTGAACAAATACTTCTTTGCAATAAGGCGTGACGGTAGCCCGAATGCTTTCTCGTTTTCTAAGTGTAGATCTTTTCCATTTTGTATCTCGTCGATACCTATCTTGTCTTGGCTTAACCATACTGCTGTCCACCATTCTAATGCTTTTGCATCTGCTTGTATTAACATATATATATAATAGTATAACACATCACGAGGAATATGTCAAGTCCTTTTTGAAGTTAAATAACATTCTTGTTGTACTTGTTTTTCAGGATGAAATAACTTGTCATATGTAGCTTTGTCAAACGTCATTAGTGCATCCTTAAATGTATCAGTACCTTCGAGATTAATAAAGTCACGTACTTGGGACATCACTTCATGTTCCCAGAATTCAATTGCTAGTTGCTCTTCACTCATATTGACTCCTTACATTAGTTTGTAGTTCAGGTGGCATGTTTTGTAGGTTAGGTTTGGTTGATGATAGCCGACCTGTTGATGTGGTTACTTGATTAAACTGACCATGAATCTTGTTTGCTTTCCAGTTCATTTCATTGTTGATCTTGATAAAGCCCTCATAGAACTCATTAACCTTTGTTAGCTGTGCTAGTTTTAATAGACCTGCGACAGTACCTGTCTTGTCTTTTAGCTTCTTAAGGACGTCTTCTGACGTGCTGAATAGCCCTTCTTTTTGTAACTCTGTACCTTCAAGCGGTTTAAATAAGCCAGGTAACGTGTGAGTTTCCCGTACCACTTTAAACCTAGGCTGTCCAATCTTCGTACCTGTTTTATAAAGCCCTGCGATTTCCCGCCTTTCTTCTTCGATGGTACCGCCATACATGTAAGCCGATAGGTGATCCGTAGAATTAAAGTTAATAGGTACATGAGGATACTTACTGCTAAGATCATTGGTAATGATAGCGATCTGTTCTTTAATGTTGTCAGAGTCTGCTTTACATTTATCCAAGTCAACTGGTAACCCATTGTATTCCATCTCCTCTAGTGTGATTAAGTCCATGCATGTCAGTTGGACTAGCCGCTTTTGTAGCGGCGTCACAACTTCCTGCTGTTTGTAATACAGTTCAAGCGTCTGTTTGACATCTTGAATGTTGTATGCTGACAGGATATCCCATGGTATTTCAGTTGTATCAATACCGTTTTTCCAGTATTGTTCTTTAACTACGTCTAACTTAGCCTCAAGTCCGTACTTCTCCAGACATTTATCAAGACTAGGATACTTCATCTTCTGTCTACTAATGATAAACTCAGCTAGTTGACAGTCCCAAACACGTACATTAGACACGTCATACCCAGCACTCCTAAGCCAGTGAAGGTCAAACTTAATGTTAAAGCCAACAAGAAGGTCTGCAGACGAAATGGCTGCCTGTACTTCAGGTACATACCCATCTCCCACGCACTGCTCCGTAGTCCCATCAGTCCAAGCAACAGACACAAGCTTGTTACTAGTATCAAAGGGATTACCTTTATTAGAAATAGTACACTCGATATCAATTGAGATTACTTTCATTGTGTGCAATAGTCAGAGGGTTGGATCTCACAGTACAGTGGTACGTCAGTACGTTTGTACTCTTCATTGTATTTGTCCATCATTGTTTCTGCTTGGTCGATTTGTTCGAACACACCCATGACATGTGGTGCATAGGAATCTTCCTTAGCTAGTCGCATTACAACATAGCATGGAATGTATTTACGTCGTACTTTAGTTAACATTTCTCTCTCGCTTTCTTTAGTATTGTTCTAATCATTTCTAATATGTTATCTTCTTGAAATGAATAAATAGAACATCTTTGTTCGCTAAAAGCATATACATATTCTAGTAGTTCATCATCACTTAACTCTCTTGGTGCGGTGTATTGATAATTTCTTTTCTTATTAAACTCAATAGCTTCTTCTAAAGTTCCTAGTTTATCTTCAGGTTTCATTATGACATGTCTTCATAGCGTGCAATTGCAGGGTTAATATGTACTTCCATTCTACCATGACGTAGTTCTGGAATACTGTCTTCATCTCCTGTAAGTTTGTTCTTAGACAAATGTAAGAAGCGAATGTATTCAAAGCCGACATCATGTATAGCACCGATACCCATGATCCAGTCAGCTTCCGCTTGTTTGGATGTCTTGGCATTGGCAACGTTGTTCATAGTTAACCATCGTTGATTTTCTCCCGTACCATCAGCTTGTGTAATCCCGATAACAGGTCCATAGGTCTTAGCCATTTCCCGGGCCCATTGATAAATGGCACCGAGCCTGAGATCTTCACGGTCATTAGTAAACCCTTTGATCTTATCGATCTGGTCAAAGACGATTAGCTCAGGGTTTAATGTGGCACATAGTTTCTCTAAGTCAGCTGCGGTAGCAGACACACCATCGTAAATCTTAAGTCTACCACCGATACGTCTATGGAACTCGTCACGTGCAGCTGGAATGTCACGGAATAGTTCTATGTTAGTAAGTCCTAACAATGCTTGGTAACAGCGTAGCATTACTTTGTTTGATTGTTCTTCGTTGTTTACCCACAGGATTGGGCGTTCAGCCTGCTCTGCCATGTGTGTAATCTCTGATGCTAGGAACGTTGTCTTGCCCGTTTCTGGACGGGCGAATACAAAGCCGAAGTCACCTTTACGTAGTGATCCTAGAGAACGATTAAGGGCGCCTAAACGCCATCTAAGACCTGGTTTAGCAAAGGCATCATGGTGTAACAACTCTAAGTCATCCGTTGTGAATGATAGAGGCTCGTCTTCGAGAGTCTCAACAGTGTCGAGCTGTTGTACTAGTTTGTTAACATCCTCAATACCTTTACGTCCTTCACTTGCATCGTAAGACACAAGGGCTAACTGTGATAAGACAGTCTTTTGTTTGTATGATTTAAGTAACTGACTGATCAGTTCTGGTTTAACATCTGCATCTCGCATTGTCTCGAGGACTGCTCGATGCGTCTTATCTATCTTACCTGATGTTTCACATACAATCTCGAACTCTGGAACAGTCAAGTCTGAGTCATGTTTGATGTGATAATTATCTAAGATAGTTAATAGTGTACTTAATTCTCTTGTTAACTGTTTTACATTAACATACTTTCTATACTCTGCCCACGTAGGTTTTGTAAGAAGTGCTTTTAATACTTGTAATTCAATCATGTAATTTCCTGTATGTATGTCTTAATATTATAACACAGAAACTTTAATGTGTCAAGAAGTATTTTATCTTTTCATCATTATATTCCTTAGGATCTAAGTTAGTGAACACTGACAAAGCAGGGAGTCCGATAGACTTGGAACGGTTGACAATATCATGGCTGTTTTTCCATTTATCCGAATCTAGCCAGACTATAATCCCCCTGCATTGTGTCTTTAAACGCATTAAAAGGTGCGTAGAAGCCTCTGAACCGAACAGGGGCATAGCTACCCCTACCCTTCCTATCTTAATGGCACTGACGAGATCCTCGACAAGTATAATTGGATTGGTTTTTGCACCACAAAAGTACATAACATCATGAATTTTACCTTGAGAATAGTACTTTGACTTTGCCTCAGGACTGAAGTTTCTTGCTTGCCAAGCTATCAACTTCCCGGACCCATCGTACAAAGGGAAGATTAGTTGTTGCTTAGATTTAGACCAGAGCATACGATACCGTACTCTTTCAGTTTGGGTTATGGCATACTTATCCAGCCAATCTAATGCAATTTTATCTATCTGTGCAGAAGTATCTTCAGGTAATTTAATAACCTTTGGACTATCTTCTGTTGTTTTTGGTACGTAATGGGAAGAAAACTCCGTATAACCACAGCCAAAACAATACGCAGAACCGTCATCATATCTACCTAAGTTGTCTTTAGACCCACATTTAGGGCATGATTCATGTTTGACGAATGTTGCCATCGGTTGGTGATATCCCCATAAAGTAATAACATTTATCTGCTAGTGGATCATCTTTAGGACTAGAACTAAAGTATGATTGACGATGCTCATTAGGCATAGCCATGTATCTGTAGCATTGAAATCTGGATTTGCATTGGTTATCCATACACATTGTAATGTCTGGCATTAGTATCGTCCTCCTTTGACACGGTAAGGGAATCTTGTTTCTTTCATAAAACAAAACTCTTCACCGTTTTTAGTTACTCTAAATGCTTCCCAGTTAGAACCGGTATCACATTTGATATGCATTAAGTTTGAGTATGCATCACTTCCCCACACCCCTATCAGTAGGCCTAGGATGAAGGCTGGTACAGTCATCCGGTTGATAAGCGTGTCCACAACAAGGCGGGATTTGTTTGTTAATTGGGTTGTCAACGATTTGACGTAATCTGGCAATTTCATTGGCACCTTCTTTAAGTAAGTTACGAGTTACATAGTAATCGTCTTGATTAGCATAAGCTAACATACGATCATGAATATCACCAATGAATGTTGATGTCATTCTTGTGATCCTTTTTGAATTGCATATAGGCTACGGCAATAATTGCCCCGAATAATAATAACATTAGTTAGTTCTTTCTGATAGTGTCCATTCTACTAATCCATCTCTAATTACTGATGGATGATTGTTACGAATCCATGCTAATACGTCAAGTCCTGCATTTCTAGGTTTGTATTTAACACGAGTTACATGGCATGGATGAATATAACCTACATCTTCTAGATGTAATAATCTATTAGACATTGAGTATCCAGTAACTCTGTGATTATTATTGTTGTAATTAACATAACAATGCATGGGAAATAGTGCTTGTGTTTTAGTGGACATGATTTGTAATAGGTGCAGGGAATGTTAACTTACGCATAACTTTAGGTTTGATTGTATTACCTAATGCAGCACCTAAACGGCTGTCTTGTTTATTCTTCGATTTCGTCTTCATAGCCATCCTCTAATAAGTCCTTTCGTTCAATAACATCAATGTCATTTGCAATAGTGCTATAGCATTTGTTGCACATATCAATGTACTCACCGGTGTTTACACCTTTGCGAGTTGCTTCGAAGTCAGTTAGTACACAATTACAGGCGACACATCTCATGCAATCTCCGCATAGAATAATGGTTTGGTTGAATCTAATTCATCAGGACGTTCTAAAGCATCGCCGTTAAAGCTGATACGTTTGACTGTGAATGGTAGTTTGAGAGAACCTAATGAGTCAGTACCTTCTACTGCTATAATAGGATCTCCAGCTACATAGTTACGTTTACGGTCATTGACTGGAATGATTGACCATAGTTGACCAAAGATGTCAAAGGCTGTATCTGTTAAGCCAATAACAGAAGTACCGTCGTCTTTGGTTTGTTTCCAGAATAGATCAGCGTCCATAAGCTAATTCCTTAATTTTAGTTGAGTAACTGGTTAATGTAGAACCTTCTAGGCCTGGTGCTGTGTTAACTTCTAATGCATAGCATTTATCATAATGCTGATTATAGATGACATCGACAGCACCGAAGTCTAGACCTAAGCTTGTTACAGCTTGAATTGCGACATCTCGTAGATCGGATGGTTCGATAATGTCATCACGACAAAATACGAAGCCGTTAGCGTGATTGCGAATAAGGAAACCAGCGTCAGACCCCATAGCCCTACGTTTTTCTTGAATGTCGATAACTTCGTTATTAAATACATGAACACGGAATTCTTTCTTTTTCTTTATGTACTTTGTATATAATGGTGCAGATACAAGCTCATCTGGATTACTAGCAATAACAATACCATTGCCAGAATGTGCTTGAACTCTGGTGCGACAAAAGACTGTAGAACCTTCCTCAAGCCAAGATAGAGCAGTAAAGTAATCCGTAGTCCACTCTGGACAAGACACGCCATCATCAGACCAGTAATTGAAAGTACGTAGTTTGTTAGAAGCAAGACCAACTGCGTCAGGCTTGTTAATAATAGTACAATCTGGGTCATCTAAAAAGCTTTCACTTGAACCCCAGTTAACTACAACTCGGGTTGGTTTAAGTAAATGAATACGACTAGCGTTAACACATAAGACTGTTAATCGGAGCTCCTGGGAAAGGGAACTCTGTAATGACTGGGCTGAGCGACTGCCCGGTTTGTACTTGAGTATTGCTATTTTTGAAGTTGGGTGTTGTTTTCTCATTAAGGGCTTCCATTACGCAATCGCTACATACTACACGATAATTATTAGAATTGCCACGAAGTTTAACACTGGTTAGTGTAGTTTCATGACGTAGGATTCTTGAGTTACATTTGTCACAGGTACAATGATCGACAACGTAATTCCAAGTGGCTGTTGGTATTTTAGTATTATAAACTTGCGTATGCTCTGCATCTTCAATACTATCTAGATTGTAGCTTTCACCACAATTGCTAGACCATTTACTACTTACATAACCTTGCATGTATGGTTGTTTTAAGATGCGAGGCATGTCATCTAATGTATATTCAGCACACATAAGACCAGTGAAATCCATATTAGGAATATGTGATAGTAATTTACCACGTACTCTGATACGGTTAGCAGCTGTCTTAGGTATGAGAACTTCGTCAACTTTGATTAGGACTTTAGTGCCTCTAGCAATATCCGCCGTAGGATTCCCACCACTTTTCTTCTGCGGATAAGTCGGAGCCGTAATACCTCGACTGTAGTAAGTGGTTACTGACTTTGGGCGGAAGATCTCGAAGTCTTCCTCTTCCTTGTTACCTTTAGCATCGAATGAGATAAGCTTACCAACAGGGAATGTTTCTGGTTTGCCATATGTACCTGTCTTACGACCAAGCACATACTCTAGCAATCCACTTTCGGATGCGAAGTAGATGTTGGTTGACGTTTCAACAAATGACAAAGGACGTTCCGAGTTGCGGGCAATGAAGAGTTTTTGTTGTTCTCTGTCGTACCAGACGAATGCGAAGGCACCGTCGATTTCTTTGAGGACATCCTTGGCTGGGCGTTCATTAAGAGCATGGGTAATTGCATGACTATCTACCTCCACATCTTTGTTAAAGTCTTTATGATTGTGCAATGTACCATTATGTACAAGAACAATCTTACCTTCACTGAATGGATGAGCATTTGTAGTATTAACAGCACCACGAGTAGCGGAGCGATTGTGACCTACTACAAGTTGCATTGATGATTGAGCTTTGGTGCGGAACTCTGCCCACTCAGGACATCTGAATAGCATGTGCGGTTCAGCTGCAACTTTGAGAGTACGGGCTTGACGGTTTTTGTAGACACCGAATACACCAGTACTATCTTCGCCACGAAGACTGTCACACACAAGCATATTCTCGAATAACTCTAGGTCGTTATAGTACAAACCACCTGAAGTTTTAGAGACAATACCTACGATACCACACATTAGAATACTCCTTTACTGTAATCAAAACGAGTCATGAACAGCTTGCTAACTGCAAGATCTTCACGCATCGTCTTGGTATATGTGCCATTGTTACTTAACTTATTGAATCTTTCACCAAATACAAGATAACCTAGATGTAGGTAGTCACGTGTTTGACTGCATTCACGTATGAGACTTTCTAATTCATCAGTGGTATGACTTGTAGCAAAGTTCCAAATAGCATATAAATAATGTAACCACTCAAATAGGACAGTACGATTGTTAGTACCACGTAGATGACGGAACTCGATAGTACCATAGCTACCCATAGGACTAAGGTTGAGACCTGTATACTTACTCCATGGAATGTTACAATCTGCACGACCTACAAAATGTCTACGAGTATTTACGTAGTAGTTAGTACTACCTAGTGGTACACAGAAGATAGATTTCTTACGTTCTGGACCAGCAAACTTATATAACAAGTCTTCGAAGCATTGATATAGAATAACAATGTTGTAGATTTGTGATAACTCTAGCTCACGAACATTCATATGTACATGGATAGATGTACGAGGACTGAAGTGAGCACTGCTTGGTAAGTTGTCGAATAGATGATTAACAGCAGACTCTACAAGTTTTGGAGGTGTAGGTAAGCTAATAAACTCTAGACCTGAGTTACGTAATGAACCGTCAGTATGTACAGACCATGAATGATCTAGACGTACATTGTCTCTGACATTCTCTACTTCTACTTCGATACCGATAGTTGGGTTATTGTAACGACTAAAGCCTTGAGTATCATCTAATGCTGGTAGGTTAGCATTATTAATATTAAGCTTTTTGAATGATACTAATTCATTTAATCTCATCACGAACCTCAGTTAAGAAATCAGGAGCATCAATAGAGCCGTCAGCTTTTACAGTACCAACAGGTAATAGTCGATAGAATAACACGATTACATCTTTACGAGCATTGGCAATACAGAAATTGCGACTAAGAGCTACAGATCTGTAACCTTGTTTAAGCAAGTCTAAGCCTTCGTATAGTGTATGGAACTTAGGATTGAAAGCACTACGGATACTAGTGAAATCAAACTTGGTACCTGAGTTTTCTAATAACATAAACTGTGTTAATGGGTTGTTAAAGATGCTGTTGTTATGGTGAATGCCACGTTTCCACTGGCGTTCTGCCATACGTCTAAAGAATACAGCATGTTTGCCTTGTTGAATATATGTTGCAGTCGGTACTTTGAACAAGATCCTAGCAGTTGTGTTGTAGTTAAGCAACACAGTGCCTAGCTTATCAGATGACAACTCGAGTTTTGGAAACTTACTACCATCATTGACAGTACGGATAAGTCTGAATAACTCTGGTTGTTTGTCTTCGAAAGCTACTTGCACATAACTGCCTTGATACTTGCGGTCAAAGTCCTCAAATATCTGATTGATGTTCATAGAGAAGCTGCCCAGTGTTCAATGTCATTGATTAATGAAGCATCTGATTTGTTGATACATTGTTGGATTAAAGCACCAAGGTCATCAGGGATAGATTTACCAGCACGAACAAACTCTACAGCTTTTTGTGATTGGTTGAATGCCCAACGTTTTGTATCGTCAGATTGTAACCAAGCATTGGATGCTGTGCGATACTCGATGCCATATGATTTAGGACGGAAAGCACCAGCTTTGCCATATAACTCACGACGTCGAGCATCGGTGTCAAAGCTAAGCATTGGAACACCAACGAATAAGTCCATAGCTTTGGTTAATTCTAGTTTATCTAGTTCAGGGGCTTCAATATGGATATGACCTCCGGCAGACCGTAAAGCTTTATTACGGCTCCGAGGCCTAGGATTAGCAGAGCCATAGTCCCAAGCGTTGAAATCGGGATCGCATCCAAAAGTAAGAGCCCCAGCTGTCGTAAGTTGATCTTTGTCAAATTCAGCAGAAGGAGTGAATACCACAGATAGACCCAACTCGCTAGCACGACGACTAATCCAATCAAGATTATAGTTAATAGCATTGACGAATTCCTCAGCATTATTAGTTGGAGGGGTATTGAATTCAACAGTTACGTTGTCTTCTTGAACAGAACAACCATTGCCGATAGGCATTGGCTCATCTTTAGAACCACCGATAAGGCCGACCGAAGAGATATACTTGCCAGCGGCATCACGTAAAAAAGTCTCTGGGTCAGAACCGATACGAACTAAACTCATAATTTACTCCCTAAAAGGATTTACTGCTTGATAAACGTCACATTGATTATCTGAGTTTTTATTGATAAAACTAGATAGTAATGTGGGCTTTAGAACTTTAATTAATTCTACAATTAGATTATGATAATCGTAATTATTTTCTATACCTACAGGTTTGTCATAATACTCATCATCATCTTCGTCATATTCTTCATCGTAGATTACAGACTTAACAGCTACGAATTGAATGTTAGGTTTCCACCAACCTTCGGTATTTCTAAAGAATTGATTAAGTGCTTCTGTGAAACCGTCGGCAAATTCGTCAATAGATTGAAACCTATGTAAGATACTAATACCACAGCATTCTGGATATTGTGAAGACTTGAAGCTACATTGATAATTATCATTATGGAATATTACATAGTCTGTAACAGCATATACATTACCTACATAGTCTACTTTACGTTCGAATGAGAATCCATTACCAATATCAAAAGTATTAGGATCACGTTTAGGAGGTTCGTTAACTTGATTAAGAGTTTGACGTAAGTCCCATGCTTCTAGGCTTTCACTAGCTTCTATGCTATTTGTCATGGAGTTTCTCCTTGATTTTAGAAATAGTAAAGTCAATCTCACCTTTGCTTGCATACCATTCAGGATGCCATTGAAAAGCAAGTGCTTTGATTTTAGGGAAGTAGACAGCTTCTGGTTCTACTTGATGTTTGTCCATGTTGATACCATAACCACGATAACAGTCACTGAACTTGTCTGTTGACCATGCTAGCATATCATGTTCTACATCCCACGGGTACATTTGTTGGTGATGTACGGAAGATACATTAAAGATCTTACCATCATTAGTAACAACAGGATGTGAACCACCATGATTGTTTACGTGTTGCACCAAACGACCGCCAGCCAATGCACAAGCGAGTTGAGCCCCACGGCATATGCCAATAATAAGAGCACCTTTAGAGATTGCATCATTGATTGCCTCACGTTCTATAATATCTCTACGACTAGGAGTATCAGCAACATGGCTGTCTGTATTAGGGTTATTATAGAGTGATGGATGGATATCAGCACCGCCCTCAATAACGATTGCGTCATATTCTAGATTCGGAGACCAACGTTCTATTTTAGTAAATAAGGCTGCAATTTCGTCGGCAATTCCCGTACCCATTGGCACAGTAGCTAATGTTGTCATACTATTACAAGCTCCCCATCGTCAGTGAAACGTTTGGCAATTACTGTAGGTTTGGCAGTTTCACGGATAGTGTGAATAGACATAACTACATATGGAATCATAGGATTTGTACTAGCTTTTGATTCACATTCTGTAATAGCTTCAGCTTCTGATGTATAATAACGTTCAGGAATTTGACCACGATCAAGACGAATACCACCGTTGTTACGACCGATACGACTAGGACGTTCTGCACGTAGTTCGTTATCTTCGTTATTGGGATTAGATGCACCTGGAAGGGGCATAACTAACCAGACTTTACGCAACGCCATATGCTTTACCTTTCTTATTAATAGTAGCTTGTAAGCCCTTGATAGTATTCCAACTATTAGGATTGTAAGATTGTCTACCAATCTGTTTCATACCAGCATTAGTAAACATCTTGAATATTACTGGATGTTGATAGTTTTTAGAACGAGGAGTCTTGAAGAACCAGCCTTGAATAACACCTTTGTTGTGACAATTACGAGCAATAGAAACTGCAATGTTAAACAAGTGATTTAGGATGTTATCAGGAACATCTCTAGCACCAGTGAATTCTGCAAATCTACCGAACTGAGCAACACCACAACACCAGTCAGTACGACCAATACCCATATAAAGAATAGAAGATTCATTACCGTAATTAACTACACTTTCTTTGTATTTGTATAGGTAAATTAACTCATTACTGTACCGTACTACATAATCTGAATTAGGAATACGATAGCCAGAGGCACGGTTGATAGCATGCCAGACAGGAGTCCAGTTACGTTTGTAATAGATTAACATGTTATTTACCTATGACTTGTTTATAGATTTCTGAATAGACAGGGCTAGGAACAGGAGATCCTTTGACAAGGATAAGACGTCCACGTTGTTTAAGGAAACAAGCCCATTCCCAGTCGTAGAAACCATCACGACCGTAGAATACGTCAAATAAGTTACTGCCTCTAGTTTTAATAATCATCTTCAACTCCGTTATCGTAAATGGATTCTGACTGACCTTCTGAATCGAAGTAGTCATAGAATAGTTCAAACTCTTCTGTATCTAGGGGTACTAGACTTTGTACATATGGAAGACGGTTATGTCTGTTTTTGAATTCTGTAAAGAACTCATAGAAATCCATACCACGAACAATACAAGCATAAGCTGAAGTACCTAGGTTTACTGTTGCATAGTACTGTGCATCTGGAAACATTACTCACCTCTACGAATAAGCCCGAGCTCTATATCATCAGGGGCATAATTAACGACTATTAGCTCATCAGGCCATTGGTAAGTCGCAGAACCATCTAGCCATTTTACTTTTATAGGTGCAAAATAACCTGTTGCTATTGTAACATACGAAACTGTAGAGATTACAATACCCCAGTTTTCTGGGTTGATACGCTGATACTGACCTTGTTCACGACGAGTGACAATACAACCAGCATCAAAACCTTCTGACTTAGCATAGTTACTAGCAGTATCTCTAGTAGCCCATGTTGTATTTAAACCACGGTCACGAAGAGTTTTAGGTAAGCCGAAGATATCATCCTCATCTAGTTCTACTAGTGGAGTGATAACTGGCTCGAATAAGTCGGTAACAACAGGTTCTTCTATCTTTAGTTCGTAGTTATCTGTGGTCATAGAGGACTCGTAAATGGTACTGTTGTTGCACAAATACCACGACGTTGTAGCCATTTAACAATCAGTTTAGCACCAGTACTGTTTTTAGCTACACGATACGGACGATTATTAACCATAACTAACATCTGTACTTGTTTGGTTTTAACAGGAGTATCAGGTTTAATTGACCAATCACGATTTGGAAATTGCAATACGGCAAAGATATTACTACCTCTTGCTTTTTGTCTATCTTTTTTAGTATAGATAAAGCGTGTATTGACGTCATTTGCAGCTGCTCTAAGTAAAGCAGCGTGTTTGTGAGGTGTTGTCATTGTGTTTGCACTCCATTTCTAATGATAGCTACAGGTTTATTCCAATGAAAAACAACAGCATTGCCGAGTTTAGTTGCACGAGCTATTGCTTTTTCCACGGTTTTATGATTACGACCATATTGAACCATGATTTCTTGGTCATAAAACTTGTTAAGTCTGCGTACTGTCCACATATAAAACCTCCGATAATCGGTTAGCATTTCCCCACCCCCCATTGTATAGTGTAGGTGGGTTTTTTGGGTTTGGATGTTGCTACTGCGGTTGAACAAAAAGGGGGTGAGCAGTTTAACCACATGCTCAGGTGGATCTCGGAAAGGAGATTAATAGATTGCAGCAGCGTATTGATTTGAATCAGCTACTGGTGTCTCGCCTTTAGGGGCAGACGGTTGACCTACTGGGTTTTGACGGTCTGATTTAGAAGCGATTTCTTTCCAGCTCTCACGAACTGAATTAGCCTCATCAGCCAAGTCCATCAACTCTTTAACTAGTGGTGAACGGTATCTAACTGCAGATGAACATACATCACCAAGTAATTGAGTTACTAGGAATAACTTCAAACCTGCATTAGCGTCTTTCATAACGGCGTTGTATGCGTCGAAGTTGAACTGTGAACGAGTCATTGTATTGTTTGTTGTAGCCATGATATTTAATTCCTTATAAAGTTTATTTAATTAAGAGACGAACCGCCGTCTCGCAGAGACAGGACGGCGGAGAGTCGAGAGTTTATTCATTATCCCAATCGGTGATTGATTCTTCAGCTAGTAATTCTAGCTCATCTTCATCGAACTGCTCATCATCCTCATCGTCACCACCATCTTCGTAGTAGACAGAGAACATTGGATCGTCTACCATAATCCAGTCATCACCAGCTAGATTAGCTAGATAACGACGCCATTCGTCAATGTTCTGACGGTGGATAGTCTTACTGATACGGCGTTCTTCAACACCGTTCATGATAAGTCTCCAGCCATTCTCGAATGCAAGGTCATCAAGACCCTCATTAGAGTCAAGGGCGATCATACGACCGATTGTTTTATTGCGTAGTAGATTGTATAACATAGTAATTACTCCTTAGAATTAGAAAGAACAACTGGTGAGGAGGCAGTCTCAGAAGAGACGACTGCCGACGAAGCGGATTCGAAAATATAATCACAAGACTCATCAGACCACTCAATGTTCGTGGTCGATGGTTGAGGTTGGATAGTTGAATGAAAGTCAATCATTTTAGTACTCCTGCAAGGAACATAAGATAGAAGGGAATAGCACCCATAAGAGAACCGAGTAACAACATAGCGATGTATTCAGCGATAGTTTTAAGTAAGTTCATAGTATACCTCATAAAGTTAAATATTAATAGAAAGATGCATGTAGGACACACGCATCAGGCGAATGAACAATAACAGCGAAGCGGCGAGGCGATCATCAAGGGATAGAGAGCTAGCAAGCTATAGATGCTTTAGCATCGTAATAGTTGCTTGCGAACGACCTTGAGGAGTTAGCCGAATTATTGTAGAATGAAGACTGTGTGTGTGGCCATAGCGGCCTGAGCGTGTCAAATTACTTTAGGGAAGAGTGAGGAGCAGTTGGACTGCGACGATTGCTTGTATTAGTACCAGAAGTTAGTATAGACTTACATATGATATTATATTGTGGGGGAGATAGCTAAGTCATTGATTCTATTACAGTGGATATATAACAAGGCAGATTCATTGTGTCCCCAATTAAATAGACAGACAATAGTGTTGTATAAAAACAACACATTTATATCCGTGACATGTAAAGTGTTGTATAAAAACAACACATAGGGTCCAGGATAAGACATGTATGGGTTTTAGGATGGTAATATACCGGGGGTGGGGGAAAAAGCATTCTTATTATTATTTTATTTATACCACCTTACTACGATTTTTATAGTTTTATAACTAAAGGGGGGATGGGACTGTATTACATTAATACCTCTAGAAACGATTTAAAGGTACCTACAAGACGTTTTGTTAGTCTACCTAGGGGGTAGCCTAGGGTAAACAGTATTAATTGATTGTAGATATGTTTAAATAAGTTTAAGACATGGCTCGCTATTCCCGTTGGGGCTCGCTGTGTTACAAACTTAGACGGATTAGTAATGAAAGAATACAGCCTTGCCCTAGGGGGCGGCAGAGCTATGCTCTCTACCCAGTCCTTTGTTGGACTGTGACTGTCTTACTTCTTTATTATAATACAATAATAAATATAATAAATATAATACATGTAATATATTAATATATTATTATTATACCATACTCTGTCAAGTATGTAATAACTCTTGTGTAATAAAACATAAACACACGTGTAATAAATAAATTCAAATAGTACTTGACATTTGTTCATTTTTGTGGTATAATATTAGTATATACAGTCGAATAGTATCGATTGTTCTAGTAAAGGAATTATTGTATGAGCAAAGCATCTCTTGCTGATTTATCTAAATCGCCTAAGCGTAGGCGTAAAGCTGGTGTAGGTATTCATGGTAAACCATGGGCACAATCTCAGAAGATTGATGCAGTACTTACTTACCTTGCTACTGGTAGTGAAACTAAGACGGCGGCAGCTACAGGCATTCCTAAGGCTACGTTGCATATCTGGCGTTATCAACCTTGGTGGAAAGAACTAGTTGTTCAGATCCAAGATGAGAAGGATGACGGAATTAACGCTGACATAGCCAAGATCATTGAGAAGTCTATGGAGACTGTCTCTGATCGTTTGACTAATGGTGACTTTGGTTTCAATCAAAAGACTGGTGAGATTTTTCGGAAACCTGTTAACCTTAAAGATGCTCATAAGGTAGCAGTAGATATGATAGACAAAAGAAACCTACTTAACGGTAAACCTACTTCTCGTTCTGAGAAGGTAGATACCACTAATCAATTAGAGTTCCTAGCTAAAAAGTTTGCTGAGTTTGCTAACATGTCCAAACAACAGCTTAACAGAGCAGCTAACCAGGATGAGATCATAGATGTGGAAACATCTGAGGTAGATGATGCTGGTAACTAAAGAAGTAATTCATGGACTAATGGGTTCTGTACTATCCAGCGGTTTAGGCGATGCAGTATCCACTCCTAAGTGTCACTTGGAATGGTGGGATCTGTGTTGTAGTAAAGACAAGTTCGTAGCTATATCCGCACCTCGTGGTCATGCAAAATCTACCGCAGTAACGATGGGTTATGGGTTAGCTACACTCTTGTTCCGGGAAAGAAAGTTTATGCTTTTAGTATCAGATACTGAGAGTCAGTCTGCTTTATTCCTTGGAGCAATTAAACAACAGTTACAAGAAAACGAAACATTGATACAGATGTTTGGTTTAAAGAAGAATGAAAAAGGATTGGTCCAGTTTGTAAAAGAAACTGAGACTGATATTATTGTAGAGTTCGAGGACGGCCATAGATTCCGGATTATTGCCAAGGGAGCGGAACAGAAGCTTCGTGGATTAATTTGGAATGGCTCTCGTCCCGACATTATCCTTTGTGATGATATGGAGAACGATGAAGCGGTTGTTAACCGTGAACGTCGTGTTAAGTTTCGTAGATGGTTCTACGGCGCCCTATTACCATGTAGAAGCGATAATGGTATTATACGTATGGTAGGTACTATCCTACATATGGACAGCCTCTTAGAGTCTCTCATGCCTCGTGAGAACGATAAGAAGACAGTTACTGATGGATTAAAGACGTTTAGTCTTGGCAGAGCTTTATGGAAGTCTGTTAAGTACAAAGCACATAATCCTGACTTTACTGAAATCTTATGGCCAGAGAAGAAGAGTGCTGAAGATCTTAAAGCTTTAAAAGAAGAATATACTCGTATGGGTATGCCTGATGTTTATTCTCAAGAATACCTTAACGTTCCTTTGGATGAGGCTAATGCCTACTTCAAGAAGATGGACTTTAGTAGTATGTCTGATGAGGATAAGAAAGCTAAAGTAAATTATTACATTACAGCTGACTTAGCTATTAGCCAAGCACAGCAAGCTGACTACTCTGTATTTATGGTAGCCGGTGTAGATGAAAACAAACGTATACAAATACGAGATGTTATTCGACAACGTTTAGATGGTCAAGAGATTGTAGACACTATCATAGCTCTTCAACGCTTATATAAGCCTGAGGCTTTTGGTATTGAGGATATGCAAGTATCTAAATCAATTGGACCCTTCCTTAGGGAAGAGATGTTTAAGACTAATACCTTTGTTAACCTGGTCCCATTAAAACATGGTGGTAAGGATAAGATTGCTAGGGCTAGATCTATTCAAGCCCGTATGCGAGCTAAAGGAGTTAAGTTTGATAAGAATGCAGATTGGTATACAACCCTAGAAGACGAATGTCTTCGTTTTCCTAGAGACAAGCATGATGACCAAGTAGACTGTTTAGCTTACTTAGGTATGATGCTTGATAAACTTATTGAAGCTCCTACTCGTGAAGAAGATGAAGAGGAAGAGTATCAAGAAGCATTACATGCATTTGGATATGACCAAGCTGGTCGTAACGTAACTACAGGCTATTAATGACAGAACTAACTAAACTTAAAATTGAGGAACTGGTAGCGAGTCCTAATATCGCCGAGTTACTTGATGAACGTGACTTACATAAAATTGGACTAGATGTTGTTAAGGGATTTGAGAATGATCTACAATCTAGATCTTCTTGGGAACGTAAGACAGAAGAGTCAATGAAACTTGCTTTGCAGGTTGCTGAATCTAAATCTTTCCCTTGGCCTAACGCATCTAACGTTAAGTTTCCTTTGATCACTATCGCCGCATTACAGTATCATGCTCGCAGTTATCCAGTATTGGTTGACGGTGAGATGCCGGTTAAATGCCGGGTAATCGGCGAAGATCCAGACGGAGAGAAGACTAGACGTGCAGACCGAGTATCTAATCATATGTCCTACCAGATTATGGAAGAAGACTGTGATTGGGAACTAGAGATGGATCGTGTTCTTATTACTCAACCTATTGTTGGTTGTGCGTTTAAGAAGACTTACTTCCATCCAGTATATCGCAGACCTGAGTCTGAGTATATCCTTGCACAAGATCTAGTTGTTAACTATTATACTAAATCACTTGAGACTGCACCACGCATTACTCATGTACAGTATATGTCTAAGAATGATCTATATGAGCGTACTGCTCGTGGTTTGTTCCTAGAACTAAAAGATACACGTCCTGTTGCTATTACAGCTTCTGGCCTAACCCTAACACGTAATAAGTCACAGGGTATGGACGCACCAGAAACAGTAGATCCTAGTACTCCTTTTGAAGTATTAGAACAACACTGCAACATTGACTTTGACCAAGACGGGTATGCTGAGCCATATATCGTTTGGGTTAATAGAAGTAACAAACAGGTCTTACGTATTGTAGCTAGATACTTTGAAGACTCTGTTGAGTATGATCCTAAAGGTAAAAAGGTTCTAAGCATTAAAGCTGAAAACTACTTTACTAAGTTCCCGTTTATCCCTTCTCCAGATGGAGGTTTCTATGACTTGGGATTTGGAGTACTTTTGGGACCCCTTAATCAAAGCATCGATACAATCATTAACCAATTGGTTGACGCTGGTACAATGGCTAACACAGCCGGCGGCTTCTTGTCGAGGGGTATCAAAATAAGAGGTGGTAATAGCAACTTTGCTCCATTAGAATGGAAGCACGTTGATACTACAGGTGATGATCTACGTAAGGGTATTGTACCTTTACCAGTTCGTGAACCTTCACAAGTAATGTTTACTCTCCTTAGTTTGTTAATTAACTATGGTGAGCGTATTGGCGGATCAGTAGATATCTTGGTAGGACAAAATCCTGGCCAGAATACTCCAGCTGAGACTAGTCGTACGATGGCTGAACAAGGTATGAAGATCTTTAGTGGTATCTTTAAGCGTACTTATCGTAGCTTGAAGGACGAATTCAAGAAACTATACCGTTTAAATCAGCTATACCTTGATGATGAGAAGCAGTTTGATAGTGATAACGGTGAGTTTAATATCTTTGCAACGGACTATACTGGTCCTTCTACTGATATTAGACCTGCAGCAGACCCACATATCGTCTCAGATTCACAAAGAATGTCACAAGCACAGGCAATGTTACAGTTAGCCTCAACAACACCAGGTGTTAACATACGAGAAGCACAGCTATTGTATGCAAAAGCTTGGAAGATTAGCGATGTTGAGCGGTTATTGCCAGATCCTAAGGGCCCTAATGCAATTCCTCAGGCTCCGGATGTCAAACTTCAGATTGCACAGTTGGATAATCAGACTAGACAGGCTGACCAACAGCTTAAATTGAAGTTAGGTGTGTTGAAACTAATGAAAGATGCTGAACTTAATCAAGCTAAGATCCATAAACTCGAAGCTGAGGCGGTAAAAGCTCTTGAAGAAGCTGGTGGTGTAGGTACCAACCAGAAGATAGCTTTACTTAATGCAGAAATTGCAGCAACTAAAGCTAAAAACGATGGAATCAAGCAGGCAATTGACACTATTGTGCAGTTAAATGCTACTGATGTTTCATCACCAGAAGTAATTGAACCAGTACCAAGTGAGGGAATGTAATTGATTGTTGTAACTGAGCCAGAATTCCTGGAATGGAGACAACATCGAGTTACTCAAGCCTTTTTTAAGGCGTGCTTCAATGACCGTGAGACATTAAAAGAGATGTTGCTAGCCGGTACGGATGACGATAATGGAATCCGTGGCCGTGCAGCAGCACTTGGTTTAATCTTAGGTATGACGTATGAGGACTTGATGGAATCTGTAAGGGAGAATAGAGAATGAGTAACGTATCGGGTATCACCCCAATCCTAAATCGTGTATTATTAAAGCCAATGTTTGTTGTAAATAAAACAGACAGCGGTATTATTATTGCTACCGATGATATGAGTGAAAGAGAGCAAATGGCAAACACTACCGGTGAGGTTGTGGCTATTGGTGATCTAGCATTTCAAGGAGAATATGATAACCCACCGTTTAAGGTAGGTGATAAGATTATCTTTGCTAAGTATGCAGGCTTGATGTATGTAGGTAAAGATGGTAATAAGTATAGAATGATTAACGATGATGACATTACAGGTATCTTAGATCCAGATATGGATTTAGTAGACCCTCATCTAAAGAAAGGTATTAACTAATGAGTGAAGAAACTAATTTGCAACAGACAGAAGGTCAACAACAAACTCCACCTCCAGTGGATACTCCTGAATACGAATCCGAAGCGAGAGCACAGGGTTGGGTATCTCAAGAAGAGTACCGCGGTAATGAAAGAGATTGGGTTGATGCTGAAACCTTTGTTAAACGAGGTCGTGAGATCCTTCCTATTGTACGTAAGAACAATGAGAAGCTTCTTAAAGAGTTGCAAGAGGCTCGTAAGATTGCTGAAGAAGCAAGAAGTACAGCTAAAGAATTTCAGAAGTTCCAAAAGGAACAGTACGAACGTAAGGCTAAAGACCTAGAAGCACAGATGTCTGCTATTAAAGCAGCCAGACGTGAAGCTATTACAGCAGGTGACGGTGAACGTGTTATTGAATTGGAAGAAGCACAAGATGCTTTGAAAGAGGAATTAGCAATCACTAAAGAACAAGCTAAAGCCGAACCACCAAAGCCAGAAGTTAAAGAAGAGATTAAACCTGATGCATCATTGCAATCATGGCTAGATCGTAACGACTGGTTTGGGGTAGACAAACGTACAACTGGTATTGCAAATGGTTTAGGAGAGGCTCTTCGAGCTGAGTATCCTAATTTACAAGGACAAGCATTCTTAGACAAACTAGATGAAGAGTTGGCAGCAACACTTCCTGATAGATTTGGTAAAAAGAAAGTAGCTAATCCAATGGATGTAGGTACACCATCAGGTGGTCGACCTACTAAGAGTAAGCAATCATATGATAACTTACCTGCAGAAGCTAAATCAGCTTGTGATAGGTTTGTTAAACAAGGTCTGATGACTCGTGAAGAGTACGTAGCAGACTATGACTGGACAGAATAAGGAGATAGAGATGGCAACAGCAAAGCGCAAGACCGAAGCAGTAGTAGCAAAAGAAGAAGTATCACAACCTTCTACCGAGAAAGCAAAGACAACACGACGCAATCGTGGTGCCTTTAATGGAACACGTGGTAAATTACAAGTAGGCAAGGATATTCCTGGCTATCATTTGTATTTCTTTAATGATGAACCTGGTCGAGTCCAGGCAGCTTTAGATGCTGGTTGGGAGTTTGTATCTCCTGAAGAGGTAGGTTATGCTTCAACTAACGTTACTAATAGAAACGTAGATCTTGGAGACAGAGTTAGTGTAGTCGGTGGAAAGAACGATCAAGGTATGCCTCAACAGCAGATCTTATTAAAGATCCGTCAAGACTGGTGGGAAGAAGACCAGATTGAAATCCAACGACGTAATGACAAAACAGATGCCGCAATTCGTAAGGGCAAAGGTGGTTCAGGTGTTGATACCACTGGCTTCTATGATGCCGGTATTAAATATTAACTATTAATTTGGAGTTTTAAATGGCAAACGCAAATACTCCTCGTGGCCTAAGCCCAGTAAAAACTATTACTGGTGCTTCATGGAACGAGCAAGGTACATTGTTCGCTATCGCTAACGACGCTTCTAACACATACGCTATTGGCGATATCGTGATGGTAGGTTCAGGCAGTGATGCAAACGGCGTACAATACGTAACAAAGGCAGCAACAACAGACGTTCCAGTGGGCGTTATCGTTGGTTTCCGCCAAGCAGATCCTGGTGTATCTCTAGTAGGTACTACTCTTGATTTAACAAAGATCTATGTAAGCAAATCATCTGGTACTCGTTACGCTTATGTCGTAACTGATCCACAGATCGTATTTGAAGTACAAGGTACTGTAGCTCTTGCTGACGTTGGTAAGAATGCTGGTCTAACTATTACAGCAGATCAGACATCTACACTAGCACCATCAAGCCCGTTATCTAATACAGTACTAGATGCTTCTAGTTTCTTAGCATTAGGTTCAGCTGGCTCATTGGAATTACCATTGCAGATTATTGGTTTGGCTCAACGTCAAGACAATGCTGCTGGTACAAGTGCGAAAGCATTGGTTGTGTTTAATAAACACCAATACAAACAAGCAGCTGGTACAGCTTCAGCTTAATTAGGAGAAAGATAAAATGGCAGGTGTAATTACAACCGGTTCACATCCAAAAGCCCTATGGCCAGGCATTAAAGCTTGGTGGGGTCAGGTTTATGACGAACATCCAGAAGAGTTTACAGCTCTTTTTGACAAAGAAACTTCAATGCAGAACTATGAAGAAGACGTACAAGTTACAGGTTTTGGCTTAGCTCCGGTTAAAGCTGAAGGCGCTGGTGTACAGTATGACTCAGAAGTTCAAGGTTTCACAACTCGCTACACACACGTTGCATACGCTCTTGGTTATATTGTAACTAAAGAAGAGTTGGATGACAACTTGTATGAGCAAGTTTCTAAGAAACGTTCTGCAGCTTTAGCTATGTCTTTCCGTCAAACGAAAGAAAACGTAGCTGCTAACATCTACAACCGTGCTTTCAATAGCACATACAAAGGTGGCGATGGAGTAGAACTATGCTCTACAGCTCACCCTAATACTTCTGGTGGTACTTATTCTAACAAGTTAACAGTTGATGCTGACTTGTCTGAAGCAGCTCTAGAAGATGCAACAATTGCTTTGATGGGTTTTCAAAACGACCGTGGTCTATTGATCAACGTAATGCCTAAATCATTACACATCGCTCGTCAAGAATACTACAACGCTGCTCGTATTTTGAAGTCTGTTAATCAGCCTACAAATGCTAACAACGACATCAACGTATTGCGTGCAAATAACGTGTTCCCAGGTGGTGCAGTATTAAACCACTACTTTACATCTCCACATGCTTGGTTCATTAGAACTAACGTACGTGATGGTATGAAGTACTACGAACGTGTTGGTATTTCATTTGATCAAGATAATGATTTTGATACAATGAATGCTAAGGCTAAAGGTTACGAGCGTTACAGCTTCGGCTGGACAGATCCTCGTGCTGTCTTTGGTTCAAATGGTCCTTAATAGGGACTGATTAAGATGGGGGCTCACGAGGCCCCCTTCTATTTAATTTAATATTGATTGGAGATTTATAATGGCTTCATTGTTTAGAGATACTAAACTCGCAATGGTAAAAACAGTTACCGTTGATAGCACTATGGCTAGTGCAACAGAGATCGCAAAGATCCCTAAGAATTCACGCATCCTTGGTTTTATTGTCAATGGTGCAGGCGAAACAGGCGCTACTATTTCATTAGGCAAGACTACTGCCGCTGATGAATATGTTAATGCTTATAGCCTTACAGCAGGTTTTATTCCTTGGATTAATGCTGTAGACTCAGCTGCTCTAGGAACTGTAACTTCTACAGACTCTTCTGTGTATGCTATTTGTGATTCAACATCTGGTACTTGGCAAGTTTCTATCATCTTTAGCGCAACTTATTAATAGGGGGTTAACATGGCAACGTCCATTCAAATCCTACAAGATGGTCCACGTAACGTTACTGTAAAATACGTAGGTATTCTTACAGCTGACATGACAGAAGAAGTAGTAGTTGATCCTGCAACTTTATCAGACTTTGATATTAATGGTGTTAAAGCTTCACAGCTTCGTATTGATAAGATTCAATATGACGTAGAAGACTTACTAGCTATTAACTTATTGTTTGAAGGTTCAGTAGACGCTCCTATTTGGTACTGTGTAGGTCGTGGTATTGGCTCTATTAAAGCACAGGGTGGTATTAGCAATAATGCTACTAATCCAACAGGCAAGATTATAGCTACTAGTAACTATACAGGTACTGGTTCTACTCCTCTTAGCTTTTCAATTATCCTTGATTTGGTAAAACAGTAATGGAAGAAATCATTGGTTTATTATTCTTAGATCGTAACCTTACGCATTTAGAGCATCTTAAAGCTACAGGCCCTGGCAGCTATGCCAAGCATATGGCTTTGGGGTCTTTCTATGATGATGTTATTGATCTAGCTGACAAGCTTGCAGAAGCGTATCAGGGTGCAGAAGGTATTATGCAGGACATTCCTTTAATGTCTAATGTGCCTAATGAGCCAATTGATATGACTCTATACTCACATATGCAAATGATCGAAGCTATGCGTAAGAGTGCTTGTAAGATCACAGCAATCCAAAACATTATAGATGAGGTAGTATCATTATACTTATCGACTATTTATAAGTTAAGGAACTTACAATAATGCAAGTAACAAACACAAACGCTAAAGAACTTCAATTAGAAGCTACTATCATTAAAGCTGATGGTACAATCGTACAGCTTGGAGTTATTGATTATTGGCATAAGAACCCAATTAAACGTATTATATGGAGAATTAAAAAATGGCTACACTCTTAGTCAACACAGGTAAAGCAGTAATTACCAATCGTATTAAAGGTGCTGGTACAGAACCTTCTTATGTAGCATGGGGAACTGGCGCAGGTACTACAGCTGCTGCAGATACAACTTTGTTTACAGAAACAGGAACTCGAGTAGCAGGTACATCAACACAACAAACTACTACAACTACTAATGATACTTATCAAGTTGTTGGTACACAAACAGCAGGTGGTGCTTTAACTATCACTAACGCTGGTTTATTTGATGCGCTTACTACAGGTAACTTATTTGTTAAAGGTGACTTTACAGGTATTGTTTTAGCTACTGGTGATTCAATTCAATTTACATTTAAAGCACAATTTAGTTAATAGGTATTTATATGGCATTTACATTAGCAGATAGAGTTAAAGAAACAACAACATCCCCTGGTACGGGTACCGCTACACTAGCAGGAGCTGTGTCTGGATACCAATCCTTTTCTGCTGGTATTGGTGCTAATAATACTACTTACTATGTTATCGCAGACCAATCCGGTACAAACTGGGAAGTTGGTCTCGGTACAGTAGGGGCCGGTGGTACAACGCTGGCCCGTACTACTGTTTATAAGTCATCTAACGCTAACGCATTAGTTAACTTTGCAACAGGAACACAAGACGTATTTTGTACTTATCCAGCTCAAATGGCTGTATATGGAAATACAACAGTTACTGCCGGTTCTTATACGAACGCAAATATTACTGTTGATGCACAAGGAAGATTAACATCTGCCTCTAATGGTACAGGTGGATCTTCAACACTCACACTTAATAATAAAACAGCTGCATATACAGTTGATGCTACTGATTTAGGTAAAGTAATTAACTGTACAGCTAACACATTTACAGTTAGTGTAACGTCTCCTGTTACACTGGGAGCAGGATTTAATTGCTGGATTTGGAATACTAGTGACAGTTACCCAGGTACTGTAGTTACAGTAACACCTTTAGCAGGAACAATTGCTGGTCAGTCTAGTATTACTTTATACCAAGGTGAAGGTATTCAAATTGTATCTGATGGTACTAATTTTATTATTGGTGATAACGATTACATAAGTCAAAATACTAGAGGAATTTGGGTTAGACCAGCTGCATCTGGTGTTAACTCAACTGCAATAGGTAGAGCAGCAGTTTCTGGAGCAGAATCTTCAACTGCTATTGGAAACAACTCAAGTAATGGTGGGTCAACTACTGCTACTGGTCTTGGGTCTATGGCTCTTGGTGGGGCTTACGCTTCTGGCACAGATTCTCTAGCTGCCGCAATTTCTAGTAATTCAACTAGCTATGGTGCTACTGGCACAAGCAGTATTGCTATGGGCTATCTGACTAAGGCCACAGCTAACTATGCAGTTGCTGTTGGTAGACAATGTACAGCTAACTCTGCTGATGCTTTTGCTTTTGGTAGTGTTGCAAGTGCTTCAGGAAATGGTGCTTTATCTTTTGGAGGAGCATCATCTGGAAATTACGCTACTAGTTTTCATGGTGTAGCATCAGGTACTTATTCAGCTGCTTTTGGATATGGTGCAAATACTCATAGTGTATATGGTAAAGTTGCATGGGCATCTCAACCAATAAATACACAAGGTGATTCACAAAGTTCCTTAGTTACATTTAGAAAACAAACAGCAGATGCAACTCCAGCTAAATTACTTTCTTCATTTAGTGGAGATACAGTTGGGCCAACTAATCAATTAACATTACAAAACTATTCATCTATGATGTTTAGAATTCAGGTTACAGGAAAACAAGCATCTAGTACAAACATAGCTGGTTATATCTTTGAAGGAATAGCCTATAGAGGAGCCAATGCCTCTACAGTTGTACTTAAAAACTCAACTAAAAACGTATTATATGAAGATGTAGCGGGTTGGGATTGTGCTATTGCAGCAGATACTACTAATGGTTGTATTTCAATTACAGTTACTGGCACAGCTGCAACAACAATTTACTGGGCGGCTTCTGCTCAATGTACAGAAGTAGCTACATTATCATAAGGATTATAATATGGCAATTCAATTAGATTTAGAACACTCACAATATGGTGTTGCATTTAAAGGTGCATATTTTCGTATTGTAACAGTATCAATTAGTAGAAATACTATTAGCCCTATTTTACCTAAGCTTATGGTAATGATAGACGTAGCTGGTTATGCTACACAACCTACAAATGACAACACACGTGATATTGACTTTAGACGCTATCACGTACCTTTGCTTGATATTGAAGTACAAGAAGGCTCTGCTTTTTTAGATAAGTGTTATACATGGGTAATGAGTCAGCCGGATATGGCAAATAGCGTAGGAGTTTAATATGCCTATTAACTTAAACCATACAGGTGCTGGTGTAGTTACACTAAATGCACCTACTAGTGGTACTCCTACATTAACTTTACCAACAGCTGATGGTACGTCAGGACAAGCATTAACTACAGATGGTGCTGGTAATTTATCTTTTTCTACGGTAGGTGGTGATTTATATTACCGTAGAAACACAGCAACTACGTTAAACTCCGGTGTTACTACACAACAATCTTGGTTAGGATTAACTGATGGTGTGACAGTTGCGGCTAATACTGTATATGAGTTTGAAGGATATTTTCAGTTAAACACATCAGGTACTACATCACATACTGAACGTACTAGTTTTATTTTAACTACTGCAACCGTTACTGACATTGATTACTTTGTAGAACGTTTTGTTAACAGTGCTGCTGGTTCAGCTCAGTTTGGTAACGTAGGAACATCAGAGGCTAACTTAACTGTTACTGGTTCTATTACTACTACACAAAACGTACACTATCACATTTATGGTACTGTTGCTTTTGGTACTGGAGGTTCATTTGATCCTGCTCTTTCATTCTCAGCTGCTCCTGGTGGTACTTCTACAATAGGTCCTGGTGCTTTCTTTAAGCTTAGAGCAATAGGAACAACTGGTTCTAATAACTCTAGTGGTACATGGGTTTAATAATTAACAATGGGTAATAATTATGTTTAGTGATGGTCCTATTTCTTCTGCTCCGTTTTCAAGTAGTAGTAGAGTTGCTAGTGTATTTACTAAACTAATTACTTACCTATCAACAACTACAGTTACTAGACGTCTGGGTGTTTCATTAATTAAAAGTATTACAAGTACTATTACTGCAACCCTTACAGATGTCTTTGCTTATCTTAAGCAGTTAACTGTATCTATTACTAAGACTGTATCTTTAATACGGTCTATCAGACTTACAAAGAGTATTACTGTTACAACCGTAGCATCTATTATTAGACGTATTTTAAAGACGTTATTAGATCAGATTACCACTACAGCAACAGTAACAACTATTAAGAGTCTGTTAAAAACTATAACAGTTAGTATTACAAATACAATTACTTTACTTAAGAGTATTGCATTTAAACGTACTTTAACTGTAGCAGTAACAACAACTGCAAGTTTAATTAAACGTCTATTTGAAATTATAAGTAGTACAACTACAGTAACAAGTTCAATTACATTAATTAAACAATTACTACGTACTATTAGCGTATCTATTACTACTATTAGTTCTGTAATTAAACGCTTAATTAGAACATTAAGTATTACAGTAACAAATACAAGTACTATAATTAATCTTAGAACAGTACTTAAAGCTATAACAGCTACAGTAACCACTGCAGTTACTATTATTCGTAGTATCTTAAAACCAATTACACGTACTGTGTTAGTAACAGTTAGCTTAACTAAACGATTGTTTGAGACATTAACAGTGTTAGTTACTAATACAGTAACCTTAATTGAATTAGCTGCTATCTTACGTACATTGGCAGTAACGTCAACTGTTGTAGTTTCGATGATTCGTAGTATTAAAATAACTCTTACTGATTTAATATCTACAACAGTCACACGACTAAGTAGTGTATTAAAACCATTAAGTGCATCTGTTACTAATACTGTTAGCATGATTAAATCAATTAGATTAATTAAGGCAATAACAGATACTGTTGTTATTACGCAACAAAAAGCATTATCTTTATTTAAGACTGTAACAAGTACAGTTACTGTGACTATACGTAAAGCTTTAAGTTTAATTAAAACAATTAGTATTACCGTAGTTCCTACAATGATTAAGGCCATTAGCCTTATTAAAACCATTGCAGTTACTGTAACAACTTTATTATTTAAGTCTGTACCTAAGACTTTAAGTGATCTTGTTGCTACCTCAGTAACCTTAAGTAGAGCATATTCATTAATTAAAGCTATTAATAGTACTGTAACTCCTACTATTAAAAAGGCTATTAGTTTAATTAAAACTGTAAGCAGTTCAGTTGTTATTAGTTTAATTAGACGTATTAATAAGATCTATAGAGTAACAGTTACATCAGTAAAAACCCTTAGAAAGTCTGTGTTAAAGCCTATTACTAGAGCAATAACTACAGTAGCTATTTTAAATGTATTACGTGCTAGGATAATGACAGTAGCTATTACTACTACAAGGTCCTTGTTTAAACAAGTAGGTAAGCGTATAACAGCTACTAAGACTGTTATAGCCACTATGACTAGAGGTAGGGCTAGGGTATTAAGTATAGTATCTAATGTAACTATAACTAGCCATAAGCTTGTTTATAAGTATCTTAATGTATTAGTTAACGTTTTAATTAAGTTCTATAAAGATGTTATTAATGTATTTGGTAATATTACTAAGTACACTATTAAACTAAAACCTAGAAAAACACTTACACATATTACTAAGAGTTTGCGTGTAGATGTTTCTAGTAAGAAGTCTTTAATTAATATTGTTAAAGGGTTTACTATTAGGTTATGGAGAGCTGAAAAACAGCCTATCTTAGAAAGACCAGAGTACAGCATTTTAACATTAGGTGCATGTCATAGGTCTTATAAGAACTTACCTAAAGTAAAAGTAAACACTAACTTACATGTAGATATGGTAATAATACCAGCTGCAAGTGATTATGTTAAATCAGTATATATTGCAATTGATGTAGCCACATTAACTACTAGAGGTAATATGCCATTAGTACATATTTGGCAGTCTCCAAACCAGTATCCTGGTGGACAGTCTGTCTATAAGTATTTATTAGGTAGTGATCCTAGTGGTTTTGCTTATACCTATGAAGACTCTGTAACGGCCCTAAACGAGGCTACAGGAGGCGTTCCATATGCCTATGATGGGTCAGCTACTATAGGAGACGCAACGTTCACTATGGGCGATTTACCGGCTTTACAGACATTTGATAAGTATCTTGATGTTAGAACCCCAATTACTTCAACTTATGGTGATTTCTACTCTGTAAGTGATGGTTCTATTACACCATATACTCATGGTACTGTATGGTCTTATGTTGATTTATTCCCACAAAGTACAGTTAATGATGCTAACTCATTGACAAATACTACAACATATCCTACATATCCATATACTGCAGGTCTCTATTATTATTATGATTCATTAAATGGTGGTGGTACATTTAATACTCGTGGTGAAATGGATACCTTTAGAGATGTTACTATTGCAGATTGTTTAAGCAATGGCTATGGTTTAACAACCCTATTCTATGACACTGATGGTGGTTACTATCCAGATGTTACTATACCACTTTAAAAAGGCTTATTATGGCAGATACATTTAGTTACAAAATACCTACGGAAAGTGCACTCTTTACGTTTGACTTTTCACAGGTATTAGAACCAACAGAAACAATCTCTACCGCAGTGTGTACTATTATAGTCATGAGTGGTGTAGATGCTAATGCTGATGATATGATAGTCAATGCGGCTATCATTGATGGACAGACAGCTATGCAGAGGATTGAGGGTGGTGTCAGTGAAGTCTCTTATAGGCTTGTTATGACTGTCACTACCAGCGAATCTAATACATATGTAGGTGTTGGCGATATTTCAGTATATGGCGCTGAACTAGTATGAGTTATACTCCTTCCTATAAAAAAGGGGATTGGATTGCAATGTGTGATGTCTGTGGACGAAAGTACAAGGCATCATTACTTGCTCAGCGATGGGACGGCCTTATGTGCTGTACCCAAGACTGGGAGCCAAGACAACCTCAAGACTTTGTAAGAGGACAGACTGATATCATGAAAACACCATGGTCTCGTCCAGAGCCTGACGATACTTTTATTGATGTTGAATAAAAAGCTTGACAACTTATCAATAATATGGTATAATATTAATATATACACAGGAATTTAAATGACAATAGAAGCCCTTGAACATCGTGTTGTTCGCCTAGAGGTTAAGACAGACAATCATGAAGAAGACATTAAGGAGCTTCGTGACTCTCACTTAGATCTAAAGGCAACGATGCATAGTATTGAGAAATCATTAAATCAGATTAAGTACTTAGCAATGGGTGCCTTAGCTGTAGTAGTAGCCCAGACTATAGGTCTGGATAAAGCAATTAAACTTATATTAGGATAGTATGTCAAGTACATTTACTGTAACACGTGATCAGATTATTCAGTTAGCATTACGTAAATTGGCTGTTTTGGAACTAGGAGATACTCCAGATCCTGCTACTGTCTCTAATGCTAGTCTAGCTTTAAACTTATTATTAAAACAAATGTCTACTGAAGGGTTAAAGCTTTGGAAGATACAAGAGGTTATTGTACCTCTTACAAGCGGTCAGACATCGTATACACTTGGTGGTACTGGTGGTGATGACATGTATATGCCTGATGGCACTACATTAATTACAGATAAACCATTGAAACTTATACAAGCTTTCTATCGTAATAGCAGTACTCCACCTGTGGATGTACCTATTATGTTAATCTCTAGACAAGAATACAACATCCTTGGATCTAAACAGAGTCAGGGTGTATCAAATAGCGTGTACTATGATGTACGTCGTGATAACGGTATCCTTAATGTATTCTTAACACCAGATGATTACACTGCTACAAACAACGAATTACATTTAGTATTTCAATTCCCTATTAACGATCTCTCTAGAGCTCAAGATATTCCTGACTTCCCTAATGAGTGGATGAATACATTAGTCTGGAACTTAGCAGATCAGTTAGCAATTGAATACGCTGTTCCAGCTAACCATAGACAAGAGATTGCTATTAGAGCTTCAACATATAAAGAACAATTAACGTCTTGGGATGTAGAGTCATACAGTACTTTCTTCCAACCAGACTATAGAAATAGTAGATACTACGGAAAAATCTAATGCCAATTCAAAGACTACCATTAACACAACCCATTGAAAGTCGTACTGCTTCCTTTACAAAAGACTCTAGAAGCGTTAATGGTTACTTTGAAACCAGAGACACTAAACGAGAGTTTATTAAACGTCCTGGGTTAGAGTATGCATCTAACATCGTAACTACTGTTATACCGGAAGTAGCACAGGCTCAAGGCCTTGCTGAGTTTAGAAACATGCTTATTGCTGTTATTGAGAATACAGTATATAAGATTGACCCTACTACTTATGATCAAGAGATTATAGGTACTATTGATGGGGTTGTTGCTCAAGTATGGTTTGTTAAAGACTTTCTAGATATGCACTTAGTATTCCATAATGGAACTAATGGTTATTACCTAGATGATACTTTTGCATTAACTCAGCTTAAAACAGACAACGTAATTAAAGTAAACATTATAACAGGTGGTACTACATATCCTGAAGATACTACTGTTGTATTTGGTGCACCTCCTGTAGGTGGTACTCAAGCAACAGGTACTGTACAAGTTACTGGTGGAGTCATTACTGGAGTCACTGTAACTAATGGTGGTTCTGGTTATCTAACAGCACCTAGTGTTACGTTCTCAACATATTCATATACATCTCCTTTTGTTATTAATACATCAGGAACAAACATACTAACAGTCAGTTCATATACTGGAACTATTACTACAGGTATGACAGTAACTGGTATTGGTGTACCAGTAGGTACTACAGTAACAGCAGTAACCGAAACATCACCATATAATTATACTATTGAGATTAGTAATAATACAACAGCATCGGTAGCTATTGCTACCTTCTCTGAACCACAAGCTGGGGCAGAAGCAGTTGCTGTATTAAATGCTTTTCCAGCAGGTAACTTTGCTACTAACATTGTGTTCTTAGACCAATATATCTTTATTGGTGGCTGTAATAATAGAATCTACAATAGTTATGTAGGAGATTGTACTAAGTGGAATGCTCTTGATTACTTATCATTTGAACAGTCTACTGACAGATTACTTGGTATTGCTAAACACTTTAACTACTTAGTAGCTTTTGGTGAGTGGAGTACACAGTTCTACTATGATGCTGCTAATGCAACAGGATCACCTCTTGCTAACTCAGCTACTTATATGATTGAGATTGGAGTTGCGGCTCCAACATCTATTGTACAGTCAGAACAAACTGTAATCTGGGTAGGTAAAAGTAAAAACAATGGAGCTTCTGTATACTTATTAGAAGGTACATCTCCACAGAAAGTATCAACCCACAACATTGATAGGTTCTTAACTAACTCTACATTAGAAAAAGTAACTGCCTATACTGTTAAGGTAAATGGTCACTTATTCTACATTCTGTCCTTGCATGATACTAACGTTACATTAGTATATGACTTAATGGAAAAGACTTGGTACCAATGGACACAGTGGGCTAAGGGATCTAATGACCAGCCTAATGCTGGTGTATATGGCGAGTCTTATTTTAGACCTAGCTATTATGCACAAGTAGTTAATAAACCTTTTGTATTAGATGATGATAATGGTTCATTGTACATTGTAAATCCATATATGTATACGGATAACAATGCTCCAATCTACTATAGATCAGTATCAGATAATACAGACAGTGGAACAACTAAACGAAAGTTCTTCCATAGAATAGAAATTATTGGTGACAAGATACCAGCGACCATGCTGATTCGCCATACAGAAGATGATTACAATTCATGGTCAAACTATAGACAAGTAGATCTAAGTAAACCTAGAGCTCAGCTATATCAATGTGGTCAAACACGTAGACGAGCTTGGGAGTTCTTATGTACAGATGATGTACCACTAAGAATTGACTCAGCAGAGATAGACTTCTCTATTGGAGAAATGGAACAAGAGGCCGTAGGGCCAACACAGCGAAGAGGATAGTAAATGGTAACATACCAGGAAGAGTCATACTTAGATTGTATTGACGAGTTAAAACAGATTTACCCAGAACATTATGACGAGTTGACCGTAACTAAAAGCGTTCCACTAGAGCCTAATTATGATGCATATAATAAGCTATCTGAACTTGGAATTCTTAAGTTAATTACGTGTCGTAAAGACTCAGAATTAATTGGATACATTATGTTTATTATTACTCCACATCTACATTATAAGTCATGTATAACAGCCGTAGAAGATATCTACTTCTTAAAGAAACAATATCGACAAGGCCGTACTGGTATACGACTATTTCAATTTGCTGAGACTTATTTGAAATCATTAAATGTAAACAGAGTTATTTATGGTACTAAGGTACATCTAGATAACTCTAAATTATTTGAATATCTAGGGTACACTTTCTTTGAGAAGTTGTACACTAAACTAATATAGAGGATATTATGGCTGGGTCACTAGGAATGGTAAGTAGTGCAATGGGAATTGCAAGTGGTATTAACGGTCTCTTTGGAGGCGGTGGCGGAGGAGGCGGCGGTGGCGGTTCATCTGCATATGATCCATATGGCCCCTACCGTGCAGGTGCTGCTGCAAAACTAGATGCATTAATGAATAACCCTGCTACTGCTATGTCAATGCCAGGTTTCCAGATGCAATTAGATCAAGGTATTAATGCTGTTGAACGTGGTGCTGCTGCTAAAGCAGGACTATTCTCAGGTGGAGAACAAGCAGCATTACAAGCTACTGGTATGAATACATTTGGTAGCTATTACAATAGTACGTTAGCTAACTTAATGCAGATGTCTGGTGCTACTGATAAGCCATCAGCAGCTGGATTAGCAGCCTCTCAAGCTGCATTAAATCAACAGACTTTAGATCAACGTAATATGCAGAATATCACTGGTGGTATTGGTGGATTACAGGGTGCTTTTGGTACACCTATGACTTCATATGATTCAGTAGGTACTAGTTGGTTCTCTCCGTATTCATGGGGTAATGGCGGATCATCTAATTATCTAGGATCATTAGGTGGTGGCGGATATGATCCTGCATTAGGTGGTGGAACTACTGGTCTAGGAGATTAATATGGCTGATAGCTTAATGGCAGCATATAAAGAAGGCTATGAAGCAACACGATCAGTAGCAGAAGATGTTGCTAGTCGAGATATGCTTAAACAGTCCTATGAACAATCAGTAGAAACAGATGAAAAGACTGGTGA